AAAAGGCAATAGAAGATATGCAGACGAAAGAAGGTAAAACAATCACTTTAGAACGTATTAAAAATATTGCTAAAGATATTATTGACGATACTGAATGGGTGAATGATAGTCATACGAAAGCAGAGCATAATGGAATTAAGGATGGTCTTGAAAGGTTGATACGACATTTAGAAGAAGTGGATTTATGGAATTGCAGAGTATGTAATGCGACTGGGAAATTAGTTGAAGACTTGTCTCCTGTTGGTGAAAATAGACCAGAACCATTTTATTATTTCTGTCCTTCTTGTAATGGTAAGGGTGTTGTAATTATTCCGAAGTCAAATACTATTGCTTATTTAAAAGCTATTTTGCGTGAAGATGATAAATTTTTAGACAATCAAGATTTTAGTATAATAATAGAAAAATACAAACAAAAGAAAGGAAACTAAAATGGCTAAAGAAGATAAATGGAAGTGTGAAATTTGCCGAAAGCATAAGGTCGAATACAAGGATTACAGGTTCATAGATTCCTGTGGATTACAGGGTAAAACCTTTGTCTGTAAATGGTGTAGAGGTTTGGATAATGTGGCGATTAGTGATATAATACGAGATGAATTAAATCCAAAGGTATTTTATGAAGAAAGCGAGGTGGAGTGATGACCAAAAAAGACTATATTGAATTTGTAAAATTGGTTAAAATAATTGACCGAGGAGGTTTCATTAACACGAGCGACCTTATAAATGGGCTTATTGGAATATTCGGGGATGATAATAAAAATTTCAACCCAGATAGGTTCAGAAAAGCGTGTTCGGAGAAGGAAAAATGATTACAAATCAAATAACTAAAAACGATTTTTTAAACTATGAGCAAGTGAGGAGATTTGGAGGTTATGATATGATTGACCCTAGGTCGTTTACCTTAACTGGATTATCAAGGGCTAGATATTTGTGCATCTATGAAAATTATAAATCACTATGCGAAAAATACGCAAACGAGCTTAAAAGGGAGGAGTGGATAAAATGAAGGTAAGTAATTGTTGCGGTGCTATGTTTTACGAGCCCGGATATCCCGATAGCGATATTTGTAGCGCGTGTAAAGAACACGCTATGGGTGTTGAAGAAGGAAATCCTAAAGCGGTCAAAGTTCCCGACATTCATCGGCGCGGTTTTATGATGAAAAACACAGATAAAGAGAAGTGTGTTGTATGCGGAGATGAGTTTGATAAGTATAGCGGAAATATCGATAAAAGAATATGCGTGGAGTGCGTTCTTATAAATGAAGACCCTGATGCTATAAACCCATCGGGGAAAAATATGAAAAAAAAGAAAGTAGGATAAGATATGGATATTGTTATAAATGAACAACTAACAAATCGGTTTGGGCATAAATGCTTGAAAGAAGAACACAATGATTCGCCATTGCCATGTGAATTTGTTCAAACAGAATATCAATGTGGAGACCAAGTCGAACTCGGTCTTGAATGTGTGCTTTGCGGTTATGAAATAACGCCCGACAAAATAACGGGCGCATACGGCGACATAAACCTTGACCAATATGGTGATTGACTCGATTGATTGTATTACCCTTGGCTGAATTTTAGCCATGATAGGTAAGAATGAAATCATTTGCACATATAAACAAATGTGCTTATATTCTTATTATAAATAGAGGAACAAAACGAAAAATGGATTTAGTATTGAAAGAACTGAAGGCTCAAGAACGAAGCATTGCTTGGCTTGGGCGACAGCTTGGAGTTTCTAGAACGGCTGTTTATAATTGGGCTTGGGGTAAAATAACGCCTAGCCGTGCTTATAAATTAGCTATTGCTTATGTTTTAGAAAAGCAATACGAGGAACTCTTTAATTAACAACAACCAATAAAAAGGAGATTCTATGAAAATAGACAAAAACATACCCCTTCCACCCGTACGAAATAGAAAATATCTATTTCTTGACAAAATGGAGGTTGGCGATTCTTTTTTCCTCGATGGAGGCAGAAAGGATAACATCCCCGTTCTCTCTACGGTGTTAAACAGGTCAAGGGCGGATGCAAAGAAATTTGCCACTAGAAAGCTCGGAGCTGGAATAAGAGTGTGGAGGATAGGATAGTGCCTGTAACAATACACGGAAAAGAATATAAGACGGTAGCAGAACGAGTCTTGGAATTACACGGTCTACGGGATGATGTTTCCATTTCAACAGAAATATTAGAATGGGAAATGTTTCTTGAAGACCCGAAAAATGACCAAATAATCGTTCGTGCCACAATCGAATATTCAGACGGTCGGAAGTTCACGGGTATTGCTCATGAACTTCGTGGCGGTAACTTCATAAACAAAACATCCTATGTTGAGGTTTGTGAAACATCCGCCATTGGTCGAGCCTGTGCATCTGCTGGATTAGCAGGAACGGAATATGCCTCTGCTGATGAAGTTGCTAACGCAATGCGAAATCAGCGATGATTACATGGTAGATATGGGTGGGGCGGTTAGCAAACCTAGGCTTTCTTTTTTGTGCCTATTCGGTTTCCTTGTCGTTACCCTAACTAATCGCCCCCTCTTTTTAAGACCGTGTTTGAGCAATGTCATTTTATAAATAGACGGTGTGCTCTTTGCACCGAATGGAAAGGCGAACTTTATTGCGGTCTGGCAACACATCCAAATAAAATTGTTAAACTAAAAAAATGTCCGAAGAAGAAACTAAAACGCAAAAAAAGACGATAGTAAAATATCAGAATGTCGACCAGTCACGTAGGCGGGTGGATGCTACCCTGTTTCTCTTTGGGCGTAGGTTATAAATTGCCTATATATTGGATAACAATAAAATCAGAATCAAAACATGAAAAAAGTTTTGATAGCTTTTGTGATGCGCAAAATTTAGAAGAGGCTATTGAGTATTTTTATAGTTATCTAAAATTCGCACACTTTAGTAGAAATAAAATATCAAATAAAATAAAAAAGGAGAAAAAGAATGTCACATAGAGAAGTGGAAATAAACACCGAAAAAAACATTGACGACCTTATAAATGAGAACATGAAACTAAAATCGCTTTTGAGTTATGTTTATAGCGTGGTTCAGTCTGTAAAGTCCAACAATCCCAATAATGCTATGATGGGTTTAGATATCATAGATAACAAAATGGACAAGGATTACGATGTTATAAACGATTTAACGGGTGGCGTATGAAAGTCAAGCGGATTACGTTTAATCCTATTATAAATGAAATGATTAAAAGAAAAAATATACAATTCAGAAAATTAATAGTGTGTTTTGTATGTGGACTCTTTTTGGGCGTTCTAATCTCTATTATAATTGGAATAATTAAATGAAAAATAAAAAGAATAAAAACAAAATAAAAAATTGGTGCGACAAGCCAATTGACGAATTAACCACAGAGAACAGGGTGGATATGGTTGAATCCTTCGCTGGTGCGTTATGTGAGTTTTCTTTCGCCTCAAAGTCAGGCGACGAAGATGCTTGTGAAGAAGTGTTTCAAGTGTTGCTTTACACATTTGCTCTTTTTGCTCTCGAAAATGCAGACCAGAAAAACATTGAAGAGCTACTTAAGACAAAGAATCTAGAGTTTTTTAAGAAGTTTGGAGCAAGTGCTTAAGAGGCTAGCAGGCAAAGCCCCGATGGATTGGCTTTATGCCTATGAAGTCGGGGCGGTTGGCTAATCGGGCTGAAATTTATGAATAACATACTTCAGGGCGACTGCATCAACAGGCTAAAAGAATTAGACGATAACAGCGTTGATGCTATTGTAACAGACCCACCTTACGAATTAGGATTTATGGGCAAAAAATGGGATGCGTCTGGAATATCTTACAATGTAGAACTATGGAAAGAGTGTTTAAGAGTATTAAAAGCGGGTGGACACCTACTTTCTTTTGGTGGCACAAGGACATATCACAGAATGGCTTGTGCTATTGAAGATGCAGGATTTGAGATAAGAGATATGCTTGAATGGATTTATGCTACAGGTTTTCCTAAAAGTCATAATATTGGTAAAGCAGTTGATAAGTTACAGGGTAATGAAAGGGATATAATAGGGCAAAAAAAAACAGGGGCAGACAAACCAACAGGAAAAGGAACACTACAATTAAGTAAAAAAACCTATAAGAATAATAAAGGAGAAAGTGTTTTTAATGTATCCAAAGGCACTTCAGAATGGGAAGGGTGGGGAACTGCACTAAAACCTGCACACGAGCCTATTGTAATGGCAAGAAAACCGTTGAGTGAAAATACAGTTGCAGAGAATGTATTAAAACACGGCACTGGTGGGATTAACATTGATGAGAGTAGGGTGGATGGTTTGCCT